TTATGAATATGTAAGCCAATACCGCCAGAATATTTGGAAATTTGCGCACAATCTGCGAGCGTGTTATAAATTCCAGTGATGCTATCGTCTTCTAAAGCTAACAAATAACACGAACTAAGTTGCTGGTTCGGGGTTCCAGCATTGAAAAGAGTTGGGGTGGCATGCGTGAAATATTTTTGCGACATTAAATCATAGGTTGTTCGAACCTTTTCCATATTATCACCATGAATTGCGACGGCAACGCGCAACCACAAATACTGAGGACGTTCGACAACTACACCTCCTATTTTCATCAAATACGAACGTTCCAATGTCTTGAATCCAAAATAATCAATTAAATAGTCGCGTTCATGATCAATCATTTTGTCCAGTTCCTCTTTATTTTTTTCGACAATTTCAAAAAAATCTTTATTTACCAACGGATATGGTTTATGGTGTACGTCTTTGAATTGATATAATTTTTTCATAACCGAAAAAAAGGAACCAGTAGTATTTTTATGATGATTCGAAACAATAAGACGACCCGCCAATATATTATAATCGGGGTGTTGGATACTTAGTGAAGCACATTGTTCGGCGGTTAGTTCGTCAATTTTAGCAGTAGGAATCCCGTCATATAGTTGATCAATGACTTTCATCACAAAAGTCGTATAATTTAATTTAATTCCGCATTCTTGACCAATACTTTTCACACGCTTTAGAATCTTGTCAAACCCGATATTTTCATATTTACCATTGCGTTTTAAAACACGCATTTCGTCCTGTTCTATAACAGAAGTCATGGTTTATTACATATACACATACACATCAGTTTAAATCATTTTTATTGGATACTACTTGTTGTTGTTGTTGTTGTTATTGGCCAAAGTAAAATCTTCTACCTAACATAAAAAATAAAATATTTTATTTTATATATATGTCCTTCGCGTTTATGTCTAATAAAATGATGTTTTTAGTTTTAGCATTATTGTTTGCCATAATCAGTGCCCCATTTGTAAAGAATAACATGGAAGGATTTGTTGGCTTAACTCCAGGAACTTATCCTATCAGCGAAGACGTTCCTCTATTACATGAATATCCATTTAAAAAAAACATGAGTATTTCAAAAAATACATATGCTGATAACTCGGAATATTATCCCATATTTGGTTCTTCATACGAACAGCATACTAATAACGTGAGATATTGGGCAACACCGAATAATGGTCTATGTTCTCCTGCTGAATTTTGTGGAGGGTTATACGATAATAAAAAAATGGACATTCCAAAAACACCCTCAAGTATTCCATTTTCTTCTCCCGATATTCGAGTAAATTATTATGGTTCTCATGTCATAGATTGTCCGAGTGATACATATAACGAATAGTGATAAATTAGTTTGGTTGTAATGATACAGGTCTTTATGGTTTTAGTTTCCACTAATATCTTGACCGCTAATATCTTCAACCAGTTCATACTTTGTATCAATGTAAATAATTTGATTTTGTAAGCATTCTGTATCTATTAGACAACCATTATTTGTATTTATATCTGTATTTGTATTTGTATCAACATTTTCAAGTAATGAATTTGAACGAGGTTTTCTGTTTTGTGATTTAGGAAGACGATGTGTATGTCCTGTATGGCGTTCATGTTCAATAATTGTCCAAACAGCTTGAATTTTAGGGATGGCATGTTCAAACCATAATTTATTGCGTAACACTAAAATACAGCTATAATCTTCTAGACGCCAAAATATATCCTTTATCCATGTTAAATGAGAGTTTCGAATCATAACTGCCTCGTACCATATTTCGTATTCTTCTTTTGAAGTATATAGAGGCATATATTCATAAAATGGCTTGCCTTCTTTCATAAAATAAACTATTATTCCTTTTAATTGGTCTTCTTCTGTATGAGTAAACGTTCCATCCGCCATAAAATCCTCTTCGATTTCGTATTCTTTAAATACAGTTTCTAAGAAATCGCATTCATTTAAATTACACGTTTCCATTTGAAGTTGCATTTGAATCCAATAGTCTTCTTTTGGAATGCCGGTTATTTCACGCGAGGTGGGGTTCTTTATTTCCAACATTCGGCCATATCGTTTTGATTTCGGGTCAACACTGATACCATCAGGAGATGCCCCCAAAAATTTATATACGTCGTGTTGAATACAACCATAGTCTTTCACCTTTGTATCGTACATATATTCATATAGCATTATAGAAACTTCTTCATATTTATTTCCATGGTGCATTGGTGTATTCGTATTTACGCTGTCATATTTGGTGACGTCAATTTCTTTACACTTTTCAACGATCAACTGGTTAATAGATGATTGAGATTTGAATACTTTCCATGCCGAACTGGCGGTAATTAGATTGTGACGAAATAAGTACCACTCGTTTGTTCGCTGGTCTGGTTGTGGCTTAGTTTCAATATCTGCTATTTTTTTAGAGAGTGTATCCATATTTGGTTCTATTCGAATAAACGTATCTGTATAGGAACGTAGAGGATAATACTTGGTGAAATATATTTTATGTATTTTTTCATACATGATTTCCAACTCGTCTTCCAGTTCTTTTTCCAATTTCTGCTCCTTTTCCAATTTCTTCTCCTTTTCGGATTTATTTTCGAAAAAATTCGCCGTCTGGTTGATTTTGTTATTACTATTACTATTACTATTACTATTACTATTACTATTACTATTACTATTACTATTACTATTACTATTACTATTACTATTACTATTACCATTACCATTACAAACGAATATTTCCTTCAATGATATAAGCATATTTTTAAAAACATAGTCTTTTAATTTTAATTCAAAATATGGACTACTAAAACCGAGTGGGTCTCCTTCTATAAAATTATCTATTAGAGTAGCTATAGATAATTCTATTTCATCTTTTTCCTGGACAGTTAAAATACTATTCCAGTTAAATAAATTTATAATGTTTTTTAAAGTGGGTAATTGATATCCAAAAAGCATGGTTGGTTGGTTGTTACTTTATAACATTAATCATTGTTTATATCAATTTTATCGTTATTATCGTTGTTACCACTGTTATCATTGCTATGATTGTTATCTGTTATTTTTTTAGATTTGCTCTTCTTTGGGGCAAGCGACTTGAGCGTGGATTGTCTCTTTTCGCATCTCTTCAAGGTAAATTTCTTTGAAATAGGATTATACATCAATGACGGAATTGATTTAATTTTTCCAGTGTCCTTGTCATATATCACTTCTTTTGCTTTAAGAAGGCGCTTCCTGTCCAAATTACTGTTAAGAAATAAATTTAATTCTATTTTATCGTTTTCATCCGAATTGTTTTCGTTACAATACCCAGTTGCGAACTCGTCGAATTTTAATAATTTTGTCGTTTTATCTAATTTTGCCCATACTTCGTTTGAGCTGTGTTTTTTTTCACCCGCAAGAAATTTATCCAAATTAGACATATTTTCTACCGTTTCAACGGGTCCTTCAGATTTGCCACTAAGAAGCATAGATTTATATTTAATATTCTTTAATTCAAGGCATTCGTTACTCATCGTTATTCTTATAGATAGATAGTAAACTAAGTTTATATTATTTTAAAATAGTATAAATAAATAAATATAACTAAGTGTTTGATGAAGTCGATAGAAATTACCGGTAAGCGAAATATAGATAAAATACACCAAATAAAAGAGCCGGAACGCAAAAACACGATGAAGTGGAAATTAGACGACACTTATTACACATATGAACAACAGATACGAATAATAAACATGTTGTATCTAGAAGAGAACACAAATTCCGAACCAGGAGTATTAACGAAGAGAGAAATTAGCAACAAAATAACCGGGTATAAAAATCAGGATAAACAAAATAATATACTCGATTTGAATTATATCATTTCTCTCATCGATGTTATAGAGAAGCTAATGGCATGTAAACTAAAATGTTTTTATTGTCGTGAAAATTGCGAACTATTATATAAAAATACGTTCTCAAAGAAACAATGGACTTTGGATAGAATCGATAATAATTATGGTCACAATCATGATAACGTAGTAATATGTTGTTTAGAGTGTAATGTAAAGCGAGGTGATATGGATAGTGAGAGATTTAAAAGAGGAAAAGAAATAAAAATAGTTAGAAAATTGTTTTAAAAATAATGATAAAAAATATATGAGTCATATTTTATTTTTGAAATGGTCTCCTTCTATTAAAGACCAGTTTTATGAAAAAAGCAAATTAGAAGATAAACATAAAGCGATTGGTAATAATGTCATGGAAACGACACTTCAAGAAGGATACAATTTTATAGAGAATAACGCACCGAGGGAAGCCATGTTTAAATCGTCACACGATATGTATTCTGAGGGGGGGTTTAGCAATTCTGGAACAAAGAGAGAAAATAATTTCGAAAGAATGAACCAGAGAGAAATGGTGGCACAAACAAACAAGAATCCATTTTTATCTTCAAATTATTTAGAAGATTTACAAGTTCAGGAAAATTTCTTGACTCCCCAAAATTCAAACATGTCGCAAGACAAATATAGTCTATATGCCAATATCGACGAGTAAATATTCCTACTATAAAAGCATTTAAACATAAATACGACTACTGATATATACATATCATACAATGTCAAAAAATTATAGTACACAAAATGATTTATTGTTAACCAATCTGTTAGAGTTTTATAGTACAGAAAAAAACGGTAATATGGATAGAATGTTACAAATAATTAATGGCGAATCGCTAATATCTTTGCGCATAATTGACTGGTTTGCCACGAATTATGCTAAGAAATATTATACTGTATATCAGGTTCAAGATACAGATAGACGGTTTAAGGTTTATAATGATTACAAGTTAAAGTTAAAGGCTTACTCTAAAAAGAGATTTGACCCGTTCTGTAGATGGGATCGTATAAATGTTCCCTATAAAGATGGTGCGCATATCCAAACAACCATCGGCCAATTGAATTTCTTTAAGTGGGCTATAGAGAACAGTGTCATTGATTATATAGAACAAAATTATTCCACTATTGAAAAGGATATGAACTGTCGCAATAGTACGTCTAAAAACAGAGTCACGGACAAAAATAACAAGACGAGAAAGAAGCGCGAAGAATTGTCTGTTTCTGCTTCAAAAAGTATTAAGAAGGAAATTGTTGAGATTGTAGTTAAATTTGATTAATGAATCCTGTTTCGAATGACAAACCAAAAGTAAATAAAAAGAATAAAAAGAATAAAAAGAAAGAAAATAACATTTAAATATTTAATTATACGTATTATTAGATACTTAAAATTATGGGAAATCAAACATCTTCCTCCACACATAGATTAAATTTTGAAGATATACAAGAGGCAATTAAAAATAAAGAGAGATATTTAATTATTAATACCTTATCCTCAAACAATCAAGCATGTTTATTACCGAATACGATTGATTTTAAACAGGAAGAAGCAATCATTAATCAATTATTGTCGAGCAGTATGGAAAAAAGAATTATTATATATGGTAAGAACGTAAACGACATGTCAGTGTATGATAAATACGAACAATTGATAAAACTAGGATTTAGAAATGTATATGTATATCCAGGTGGATTGTTTGAGTGGTTATGCTTACAAGATATTTATAGTAGCGAACTATTTCCAACATCAAAAAAAGAACTAGATATACTGAAATATAAACCCAGTTCTACTTTTAATACGTATTATCTTATGGATATTGAGTAACTAAACATTATACTAGTTTCTATTACAATACTCGTCATCTTCATTGAGACAGCCATTTGGTCCGACGTGAGCCATTTGATTTTCCTGAAATCTCGGTTCACATCCGGGGCAATTGGACTTGGATTTGGATTTGGATTTACTGTCGCACTCGCAATCTAACGCTTCGTTTGCTAATTTGTCGGCTTCTTTATTAAATTCACGCTTAATGTGTACAAAGTGGATAAACTCAAATTTTGTTGCCAGTTGTTTGGCTTGTTTATATAATGGTAATAAATTTTCGGCCTTTACTTGATAGATACCATTCATTTGATTGATAATTAAATTAGAGTCACCTTCAACTAAAGCCCTTGATATATTATTGACAATGGCTAATTCCATACCTTTAATGAGTGATAAATATTCTGCTTCGTTATTAGTACCATTTGTAGTGTTGTACCGATAACTACCTTGATAAAGCGTATTTTCTTTAGTATCTCCAGTATCTGCCTGTTTTATAATATAACCAAGTCCCAATACGTTTGATGGGTTTCCTCTACATGCACCGTCGAATCGAATTATCGGTAAAATATTATCACTTTTTATCAATACACTTTCGTCCATTGTTCTACGAGTGTTTATTCCATTGGTATTATCGTTACCACTGCTATTGTTATTGTTATTACCGACTGGTTGTTCCAGTGTATCATCACATAGATAGGGTGAAATCCACTTATCAACACTAGACACCCACTCTTGGCGAATGTATGCGTTTTCTTTATTAGACGTGTCCGTGTTTGCTTCAATAACTATTTTTTCTGTAACGTCTTTTAACCATGTCTCGTGATAATCATGACATTTCTGTAAATACTCAATAGCTATGGTTTCACCAGCGCGACCTCTAATCTTCACACGTCCACTACATATTTCTGGATCTGCTTTTACATAGATAATTCCCCCTAAACGCATATCGTCTAGGAACTCATCAAACCAAGTATTATATATTTGATATTCGTCGTGTTCAATCATACCATCGTCGTATAACATTCTAGCAAACACATTACGGTCAGTTTGAACAGAACGCTCACTAATAATAATTTTATACTTGTTTTCTTTTACTTTTTGTCTTAGTAAATGAAGACGTGAAATATAGGCCATCATTTGAAATCGAAACGCATAGCGCTTTGTATCTTTGTACAAATTGGTTAAAATAGGAGTGTTATGGCCATCTACAATATTCGTCCAATCATCTACCGGTTCGGGGACAAAACAAATGTCTGGGTGGTTTTTGTAATATTCTTGTAAATCCTTATATAGTGTAGATTTACCTGAACCAATATTTCCATCGATGCTCAAAATAACAGGAAGAGAACTCATTGTAGAGGTCATTTATATAATAAAGGTATGATATTATTTGTTTAATATCTGTTTGGTATTTTGTTTGATATTTGTTAATTTATTTAAAATCAATTTTTATGAATATTCAAAAAATATTATAATTAACTGAATTATATTAAAAAATTGAATTAAAGTTTGTTCTTTATATTTACTACATCATCTATTAATTAGTCATCATGGATTTAAATCAGCAAAAGTTAACGAAAACGGAGTGGGATACTACAGAAATAACAGTATCTGGAGAGGAAAAAGAAATATTAAATTTAATCATAAAAGGATATGACGACGTAAACATCATATACAATAAAAATATGTCAATGATTAATTATTTAAAACTAGAACCCACCGATGGTATAATGAACCATTTACACAAAGAATACTTTGAACCAGTAATTATGAAATTAAATAAAAAATATGAATTCGCATTTGAAAGCAAAATGACGACGAAAATACAAAGAATGAACTCGATCGAAAAGTTAAAGTTGGAAAATTTGAGCAAAACGATTCAGGATTGTGGCAAAAAAATATTTGAATTCTACGTACTTCATATTACTGAACAAACGATGCGCTACTTTTACAAAGACAATACGGTTAAATTTAACAAGTATTATTATACGCTACATCATTTAATGAAATTAAAAATTACAAATATAAACCCGCACGTAATCGAATACGTGAATGCTGTTTTGGCGGACTACTTTACAGAAATACAAATAGACGAGCTGTTTCTTCAATCAAGTGATTTAATTGAAAAAAACGAAGATTTGGTAAGTTATAAAGATATACAGCTATATGAACATCAAAAGCAATTGTTCACTATATCTAGAAATCCAAACCCCAAGTTGGTGTTGTATATTGCTCCCACTGGAACTGGAAAAACGCTCAGTCCATTAGGTTTATCCCAGACAAATCGTGTTATATTTGTATGCGCTGCAAGACATGTTGGTCTAGCCTTGGCAAAATCCGCAATATCCATGGGGAAAAAAATAGCCTTTGCGTTTGGATGTAATGATGTATCTGATATACGATTACACTATTTCGCGGCCAAGGACTATGTAAAGCATAACAAGACCGGGAAGGATATTAAGTACCGTGATGGAAGCAAGAAGGTGGATAATACAGTAGGAGACAATGTGGAGATAATGATTTGCGATATAAAGTCTTATCTTTGCGCAATGTATTATATGCGCGCCTTTAACGACGTAGAAAACATGATAATGTATTGGGACGAACCCACAATTACAATGGATTATGAGGAGCATGAATTTCATTCTTACATAGCAGATATTTGGCAAAAAAACATTATTCCAAATATTATTCTTTCGTCCGCCACCTTGCCACACCAGGAAGATTTACAAGAAACGATTGCTGACTTTACATCTAGATTTGACAACGGACAAGTCTATAATATAGTTAGTCACGATTGTAATAAATCAATACCATTGTTAAATACCAATAGTCAAGTCGAGATGCCCCATCTGAAATACGATAATCATGATACACTCCAACAGAGTGTTGTTCATTGTAAAAAACACAAAACATTGTTGAGGTATTTTGACTTGAGTGAAATCGTAAAGTTCATTCATTACATGAACAAGACAAATAAGATAGAAGAAAGTAGATATAAGATAACGGTTAGATACGAGGATCTGAGCGAATTGACAATGAATAATATCAAGCTACATTATTTGGACTTGTTGGAGAGAATACCAAAAGACATGTGGAATGAGATATACACTCATTTTAAGGAAACGCGTACCAGTAAATTTGCGTCGAATGTTCACGTGGCTACAACGGATGCGCATACTTTAACGGATGGTCCAACCATATTCTTAGCAGAGAATGTTGAAAAGATTTCCAAGTTTATCCTACAAAGTATAAAAATTCCTGAGAAGGTAATTAGTGATATGATGGAGGCAATTGAACATAACGACAAGGTATTAAAAGTTTTGAAGCAAAAGGAGCAACAATTAGAAGATAGTTTGGGGGATGAGGTAGAGAAGGAACATAAAATGGCAAAAGAGCGTATTAGCCCGGAACAGAAGAAATTGCGCGGAGAAATAGAAGGTTTATATAAATTAGTTAAAACAATCGCATTACACGAGTTATTTGTTCCCAACAAATTGGCCCATATGAGACATTGGGTTCAAAAAGACGTAGTAGAACGGGAATTCTCTTGTAACATAGATCCAAGTGATGTGGAAAAAATCATGTTGATGGAAGTGAACAGTAGTTGGAAAATATTACTATTGATGGGGATAGGTGTATTTACAAACAACCATGATAATAATTATACCGAGATTATGAAACAATTAGCCATTGAGCAGAAATTATATTTGATTATTGCTTCGAGTGACTATATTTACGGAACAAATTATCAGTTTTGTCATGGATATATAAGCAAGGATTTATGTAACATGACTCAAGAGAAGACAATACAGGCTCTTGGGCGCATCGGAAGAAACCAGTTGAGCAAGGATTATAGTATTCGTTTTAGAGACGATGGATTGATTGAAAAAATATTCATAGATGTAGCACATAGACCAGAAATAGAAAATATGAATAAATTATTCAATACACCTATTTAGAAAAATAACATTATTCAATACATCTATTTAGAAAAATAACAATAATATATTATAGATATGAGTGATTCTTCATCATTAAATACACCGGTTTATGATATAGTTATAAACATTATAGCAGAAGCCTATAATTTTTTATACGCATATTGCGAGTATCGTGTAGAACACAATATGGTCTAAAATAATAGCATTTTCATATTTTACCATATTGTCTTGTCAGGCAATATTACTACTATTATTATTTAATAAAATTGACGTAAATAATAATAAAATTATATTTTATAATTTAACCGAACGATATGGAAAATAGTAATATAACTACACTTGATGAATATGAGAGAAATATAGAATATCTAAAAACGAACATAAAAGACGGTGGTTTGATGAAGATAAACGAAGACACTATAAACGATATAGTGAATATGCTGTTTACTTTTAAGGACGTTTCAATCGTCTATTTACATAGTTATGACGAATTTATTGGGTTTCTAGAAATATATGATACGCAGTACAAAGATAAACAGACTGATTTAATAAATTATATATTGGATAATATGAAAAACAACGAAAAAAAGATGTTAGCGTTGGACGAATACGGCAACCCAATATTATTAGCAAAACCTGTGTTAGAGAGAAGTTATAATAATATCCATATCAAACATCTTGTGAACGAAGATATCTATAAGTTAATGTCCTCTATAAAATCAAATATGAAAAATATAGTTCAATTTGAGAACCAGTATTTACAATCTGATACAAATGATACTAGCTTCGTATATAGTTAAAAACACGTACGATATGAGTTTACACCGTTAGATATTTACAACGCCAAATGACTAAAAGTTTTTTTAGGCATGAATGTAATAAAAATTGATTTATAATTTAACAATTATATGATTATATAACTTATACGACCTTTATCAAAAATGAACTCAGTTTCACCCTATGATTTAAAAATTAAACATACATATTATATTGAAAGCTACGTTGAAGGTGTTCGTACAAACAAATATCGAGGCATTATTAATAACTTGAAGGTCTGTACCTGGGATGGGAATAATGTAATTGAAATTGGAAATATGATTGAATATGTAAACGGACAAGAAACCACCTCGACTGAACGGGATTCTCCAACCTTTCCAGGAAATGTCTTTTACGTACATGTAAATACCAACGCAACAGAGTACTACCAATATTGGTTATTTTATAAACCCGTAGCTGATTATTTATTGACAACACAAGTGCTTGCGCAACGTACTCGCTTGGATAATGTAAGTATTTTGGGTTTATATAAACAGCATATTGAGTGTATATAACCATGAAACTAAAAAATTACCAAGGGATTAAAATCGTCGTTGAACATAATACTATATTTACCCATGTATCATTTGTTTTACGGCTTTCCAATGTTGATACTGAACCCCAAGTGGATTTAAAAATCGTGTATTAAAAAGCATTCCAATGGATATAAGCATGAATATACCGATAGTTTTATTGATGCTAAATAAAATCAAACTAAACATGAAAAGAAAAAGAAATAGATATTGCGCAAAGTTAAACATGGTTTCCAAATGTTTTTTTGTTTTCATACCTTTGTCAAAATCCGGATGCATAAATTGAAAGGCAACCATACCTGTTTTCCCGGAGGGTTCAAAGTAATACTCGTAAAAAGGCATAGCGTCTTGTTTCTTCATGATATAATCAATGACATACTGTGGATATACATATAGTAGGGGAACCGTACTATAGCATTTAAAAGAATAAAATGGTTTGAATGTCATTTTTTCTTGAATAGTATAATCCCATAGCCCGCTGTCTACGACATTATTAATGTTTTCTATTAAATATTTGTTTTTAGTGCTTAAAATATACGCTCCTCCTCTTGCCAAACGAAGTCCCACCTCGATAATTTTATCATCGCGATATTGAACATTCACTGCTCCTGTAAAACCCGCCATGTGTCTATTTACCCAATCCGTTATTTTTGTGATTGGTTTGTTATCCGGGCTAATATATTTCCACTCATCAATGAACCCATTTTGTGTTTCTGAATAAACATAGGTGATTTGATGAACAATTTGCCCATTGACCAAAATATAGTCGGTCATTTGTTCTTTTGCGTCAATAAATTCCGACCACATCATATCTGGAATATGTTTGTATTGCTCAACCTCTTCCCAAGATTTTATTTTAAAACAGTTTTTACTGGAGGCGGTTTCATGACCCCATCTCGGTTTGATAAATATAGGCATTGTAATGTTATTATTTTGTTTTAGGTTTTTTAAATCTCCGCCTAATAATCCTTGTGATTGAATAACCCATAGTTTATCATATACAAAATTATGCTCCTTATATTTATAAAAGGCCTGGTTATCAAAATCAGGAACATTCTTGGATATGAAATGATTAAATGGATCAATATATGGATTAAAAAATCCCATCATTTTACACCATGGTTGTTCATATGATACTATTTTTTTAAAGTAATCGTCTACTTCTGCCATCGATATATATTATATATATTAAAAATGAAAACATTTATTTTGAAATATTTTATTCGTATAATTAGTATATACCGGAGTGTGTTAAATGATACAATTATTATGGATACAGTTAGTAAAAAGGATGTGGAATTAGGCGAATTGTGTAATAAAATGACTGAAATATTTCTGAAATGTAAAAATAAAGTTGAGACGACCACCCTTATAAGTAAAACACATAGACCGTCCAAAAATATTGTAAAAAATATGAATAAAAAATCTACTGAAGAAAAACGTGAAGAAGCACGTATTAGAAAACAAATTTCTCGTGATAAGTTGAAAGAAAAATATGGCGATGAAGAATATAAAAAACAAAGAGCAAAAGAGTTAGCCGATTACCGAAAATCAAAGAAAGAAACGATTATGTAACTTGATAATAATTAATTTATAAATTTATA